TGCTGACCGAGGAGCAGAAAAAGGAAGTGATGAACCTGAACCCCTACAACGTGCAGCTCGGCCCCGGCATCGTTAACTTCATGCGCCCCGGCCACAAGGTCGAATTCTCGGAGCCGACCCAGCCGTCGGCCAACTTCGGCGAGTTCACCATCTCCGTTGCCAAGTTCGTCGGTGCCGCCATCGGCGTCCCCTACGAAGTCCTGCTGAAGCAATACAACGCCAGCTATTCGGCGAGCCGCGCCGCGCTCTTGGACTTCTGGAAGCGGGTGCGCAAGTATCGGGCGCAGCTGGTCGATCAGTTCTGCCAGCCCAGCTACGAGGAATGGCAGGCCGACGCGTTCGCCCTCGACCGGATTAAGAATTTCAAGGGCGACTTCAATGACCCGGTCATCCGCAAGGCGCTGACCCGCTGCATCTGGACTGGCGCGAGCGCAGGATCCCTCGATCCGCAGAAGGAGGTTACGGCAGCCGATCTCAAAGTGAAGTGCGGATTCTCCACCATCGAGCGCGAGTCGATGGAGCTAAACGGCTCGAACTACCGCGATAACATCCGGCAGCAATCGACCGAGCAGATCGAGTTCGAGGAAGCCGACCTGATTTATCCGCCTTATCGACCGTCGGGAGCAGCGCCGCCGCCGAAAGCACCGGCAGCGCCGCCGCCGCCGAAGATAGTGCCGAAACCGGCGGCCAGAGCACATGCGGGTGGCAGCCGTAAAAAGCGCACCCGCACCCTTTCAACGATGGAGTTCTCGCGATGAACGAATTTTACAGATTTCAGGCCGAAGCAGGCAATGACCCGGAAGCAGCCGAACTGCTCATCTTCGACGTGATCGGCAACTGGGAGGAAATCGGCGAGGTCAGCGCGAAAGGGTTCGCGGCTGCGTTGTCTGCGCTTCCCAAGTCGATCAAGCGTCTGGACATCCACATCAACTCGCCCGGAGGAAACCTGTTCGATGCGAACGCCATCTATTCCCGCCTCGCGGATTACCCTGCCCAGAAGGTGGTCTATGTCGATGGCCTGGCCGCGAGCGCCGCCTCGATCGTCGCGATGGTCGGCCACAAAATCTACATGCGATCGAATTCGACGATGATGATCCATCTGCCCAGCGGACTAGCCATCGGCAACGCCGACGACATGCGCAAGATGGCTGGCGCTCTGGACACCGTTACCGAGTCGATGATCAACGTCTATGCCAAGCGAAGCGGTCAGGTACGCGACGACATCCGCGCCATGCTCGCAGCCGAGACGTGGTTCAGCCCGGAGCAGGCCGTCGAGCATGGGTTCGCCGACGAGGTACGCGGCGTGGTCAAGGCGGCGGCGGCGGTCGGTGAGCACAAGGCCTTATTCAACGGGGTCGCGTTCGACCTCTCCAGATTTCACAACGTCCCGGCGTTCAACGCCCAAACACCAACAGAAAGCCAACCAATGACCAAACTGAAACCAAAAGCGCAGACGGCGGCCGAAGAAACCACGCCGCCCGGTAAGGAAGAAACGCCCGGGAAGGAAGAAACTCCGGGCAAGGAAGAAACACCAGCAACGCCACCGGCCCAGCCGACGCCGCCAACGCCAAGCCCCACGCCTCCAGCCGAACCGGCGAAAGCGGAGTTCGACAAAGGCGTGAAAGCCGAGCGCGACCGTGTGCTCGCGCTGCAGGCTCTTGATCGTCCGGCGACCCACGACATCATCAACGCGGCGATCAAGGACGGCAAGACCGTCAACGACGTGATCGCCGCCTGCATGGACGCGATGGACAAGGCCGGAACTCAGGAGGCACGCCGGAAGGATGCATTAATCCTGAACGGCATCCCGCCCAGCGAGGGAGGAGAAGCTGGCGCGACCTCGTTCGGCGAAACGCTGACGAAGGCCGTGAAGGCCCGCCTCAAGCACCGCGGCCATAACGCTCGCTTTCAACGCAACTAGGCTAACGGCCAACCGCAGATAACAAACCAAAAAAATACGAAAGGAACAAACCAAAAAATGAAGTCAATTCTCACTCGCGCCCGCTGGGCGCTCGCGTGCTTCCTTGCGCCTTTGATCGTTGCGGTTCACCGCATCGGCAAACCACGCGGCTTGGAAGCGTTCAACAGTGTCTCGGGTACGACGTTTCTACCCGTCCCGCTGCTCAGTCACGACGATGATCCCCACGTCAAGATCGTGCGGATGCCTTACAATGGCGGCCCGGCTCTGAGCACGATCAAACCGGGGTACCTCGTCAAGTTCGGCGCTACGCTCGCCGATGTGGCAGGGGCAGTCGCGGCGGACGATGCCGTGCTGGCCGGAGTCGTGCTCGACCTGCCCGATCCGAACAACGCCGCCGACACATCGGTAGCGGTCGGCCTGAGCGGATCTTACGACAAGAACACCGTCAAATACGCCGACGGCACGACGCCGATCAGCGTCGCTGGCGTGACCCGGCTGCGCGACATGAACATCTACCTTGATTCTGCGGTGCCCGGCGGCGCGTTTGCTCCGTAGAACCCCAACCCTCAACGCAACCAACCCAAAGGAAAACAAAACCATGCCATTAAATCCCGCATACGAAACCAAGACCATGCTGGCTCCCTTCGAGGAAGGCCCGCTGGTGTCCACGTTCCTTCGCGATACCTTTTTCACAGGCCGCGACTACCCCGCCACGCCTCTGATCGAATTCGATTTCAAGCGTGGACGGCGCAAGATGGCTCCGTTCGTTGCCCCGCTCGTCGGTGGCAAACTCATGGAGCGCCAAGGCTTCGAGACGCGGTTCTTCCGGGCGCCGCGCATCGCGCCGGTTCGGGCGCTGCGCACGCCCGACTTGGAACCGCGAATGATGGGCGAAACCATCTACTCGGCGCGCACGCCAGCCGACCGCGCGGCGGAACTGCTCGCGGACGACGCGATCTTCTGCGACGAGGCGATCAGCCGTCGCGAGGAATGGATGTGCCGCAACGTGCTGGTCAACGGCAAGATCACCGTCACCGCCGATACCGGCTACCAGCTGGTGATCGACTACACCGAGTCGTCCGCGGGCGCGGCCAATAACCACGACGTACCGGCCACGAAATGGGACGCAGCGGGCAGTGATCCGCTGGCCGATCTCGAAACGGCGCGGCTCAACACCATCAAGGCCAGTGGCGTCAGCCCCAACGTGGCGCTGTTCGGCGTGAACGCCGCCAAGGTGTTCATCCGCAACGCGCAGGTATCCGCGCTGCTCGACAACACTCGTTTCCAACTGGCGACCGTTGCGCCGATCATCGACAGTCCGTCGGTGGTGCGCATTGGCCGCGTACCGGGACTCGAACTCTACGAGTATGCCGAATACTTCGAGGACGACGCGGGAACGATCTTCCCGATGCTGCCGGACAACTTCGTGATGGTGCTCTCTACGGAAACGCCGAACAAAGTCGTCTATGGCGCGTTCACCCAGCTGGAGGACGCCAAGGCGCAGCGGTTCGTTACCTACCAACAGGCGCGGATCCCGTTCGTCTATGGAGATGAGGAAGGCGGCTCGCTGTTCTACCGGCTAACCAGCTGCCCGTTGCCGATGCCTGGGGACATTCTCGGATTCCGCATCATCGAAGCGTTGACGCTCACGTTCCCGGCGATGGTGGAGGGTGACGCGGTGCTGAACGCCCTCACCGGCGAGATCACCGGCGGCAAGGACGAAGCCGAGGAACTGAAAGCCGAAGCTGCGGAAGCGGAAGCGGAAGCTGCGAAGGTCAAGAGCGCCCCGGGTTGGGGAGGGGGACAGGAGAGTGAACAGGGCGGTGAAAGGCTCGAGGATCACACCGTCGATGAACTAAAGGAGATCGCCGAGAAGGAAGGCGTCGAAGTCAAGTCGGATGCCCTCAAGTCGGACATCATCAAGGCGATCAAGAAAAACCGCAAAGCGAAGTAACCCGAAAAAAGTCGATGCCCTGCGATACAGGAGGCCGCTATGAGCCTGCGTGAACAGTTCGCGCCGGATCTCGACAACGTGTTCATGAACACGGATGAGTTCGCCACCACCCGCGAGTTTCGCATCGCGGATGGACAGGGCGGCTTCAAGCTGTTCAACGCGCCGGTCGTCTGGGACACCGAGGCCGCGAAACGGCAGCCGATAGTCAAGATTCACGGCGTTTACTTGGGCGACGTGATCTGCTACATCGCGCATCGTTACCTGCCCCGGATGCCCGTGGCGGGCGAGCTGATCTACTCGCCCGCCAACCAGCCGTGGGAGGTGGTGGACTGCACCGACGAGGAATCATGCTACCGCTTGGCGCTGGCGGCCACGCGCTCGCAGCCCGGAGCATACGGGCCGACTCCATACGGGAGAAACTAATGGTTGCCGTTACCGTCGATGCGAAGCAGCTGGCGAAGATGGAGCGCGCCCTGCGCCACATCGAGAAAGGCGTGCCGAAGGCCATGGTTCCGGCGATCAATCGCGCGCTTTCGAGCGGCCAGACGGTGGTGAAACGGGAGATCCGAAAGGAATACGTCATCAGGGCGAAGGACATCCCGACCAAAGTCCATCGGGCCAACTACGGCACGCTCAAGGGCGAGATCAGGATCCAGCAGGGCATGCTCGGACTCGACAAGTTCAGGACGAGGGGCGGACTCCGTCGTCGTCCGCTGTTCGCGCAGGTCAGGGTGGGCGGCGGCGGCGTCATCGCGTCCGGGTTCTGGGGAGGCGGCAAACTTTTCCGGCGAGTCGGCCCGCCCCGGCTGCCGATCAAACGACTTATGGCGATTGGCGCGCCGATCATGGCGTCGCAACCCGCCGTGGGGCCAGCAGCAAACGCGCGCATGGGGGAAGTGCTGGCGAAGCGCATGGATCACGAGATGCAACGCGTTCTAGCGAGCGCAGGAGGTAAATCATGAGCATGTTAGTTGTTTTCTATTGGGTGCTGCTGTTGCTGGTAGCCATCGGAGCATTCGTAAGTCCTAGCACGTGGCAATACGCACCGAGAGCGAACCAGCTGGTGATCTTGATTTTGTTCATCATCATCGGGCTGAAAATTCTGAAACCAAATTGGTAACATGAAACATCTTGGAACATGGTTAACAACTGCGGTCGTGCTGTTCGGCGTGGGTGCAATTGTCGCACCAGCATGCCGCGCATTAGGCGTGCCGAGTGAAACGAGTGAATATCTGGTTGCGGCCAACTGGATCAGTGGAGGCTTGGCTTGTGTGGTGCTCGGCAAGATGAACGGAGAATGGTAATGGGAACACTCCTTATCGTCATTCTGATTTTGCTGCTGCTCGGCGCATTTC